GGTATGCGCCGCTGTCAGTGTTCTGGTTCCTGATCGCGGTAAATGATGCCTCGGATCCTGCTGCTTGTATTTGCGCAAGACTGCCAAACCACGTTTCCGCAGAAGACGTGCCAACTAACAACCTGCCTGAGCTGTCGATGCGGGCCGCTTCATTTCCAGGGCTTCGATAAAAAGTTAGCGCACCGCCTGTGTTGTTGAGTATCCGAGCTTCACCATTGCCGTTGCTGTTGCGGAAGTGGATTCCGGTCAGATTGCTTGAACCTGTTGTATTGATTGTGTAATAGGTATCAGAGCTGCTATCAATCCACAGACGACTTCCAATACTGCCCGGATCACTCGGAGAGCCAATCCCTACTTGCTGTGACGTGTTAACTGTTATGGCTGGTGTGTTGTTTGTGCAAATTGCAAAACTGTGGTTGGTTGTTGTTCCAATATCTAAACGCAGAGGACTTGTTGTGGCTTTGTAATTGATTGCGCCAGCAACAGCACCGCCGTTTCGTTGAAATACAACAAGTGGGGTATCACTTCCTGTTTCATTTGAGGTAAACGTTCCAACAGCAGCGCCGGCAGAAAGTCCCTTGGCTTCAAATACTGAGCTAGGAGTAGAAGACCCCAGACCTAAGCGGCCACTGGAGTCCAGGCGCATACGCTCGGATCCATTTGTACCTAAAACAAGTGGTCTAGCATCTTGCGTTAAAGCGTAAAAAGCCCCTGCATCTCCATAAAGAAATGTTCTATCTGTCCCATCCAGCGATTCAAAAATTATCCCGCCGCCAGAATCGTCGCCCTTGCCGCGAATGGTAAAAGTTGTGTAATTGGCGCCAAGACTTTCAGGTGCTGCCCTGTTAAGCGAAACATTCCCATTCGCATCAACAAACAACCGCCCAGTGCCATTAGTCGAGATGGCTACCTGGTCTGCGCCGGGGGAGTAGATGCCGGTGTTGGTGTCACCGGTAAATGTAATCGTCGGTGCGCCAGCAGTACCCAACGGATGCTGCGCAATGCTGTCGAATGTTGCGGTGCTGGTAACGTCCAGCGTGCCTGGTACATCAACGTTGCTCGTCCACTCAACACCAGTACCAGCAGCATCGGTCTGGATGAGTTGGCGGGCGGCACCGTCCTGCAGTTTGCTGACAGGCAGTTCATCGGCGACAATGCCGACCCAGGTGCTGCCGTTCCAGACCTTCATCTGAGCAGGAGACACACTTGTGTCCAGCCACTGCTCACCTGTGTAGTTTCCGCTGCTTCCGCCAGAAGCCGGCACACTGTTTGGTGCCGTGGTGCCGACGTGTACTGGGCCTACTTTGACGATGCCTGTACCAGCAGAATCCTTGAAAAACAGGCCGGGGCTAGCGGTGTTTGTGTTGATTGCGAGCTGGCCGTCAACAATCGTTGTTGTGGGACGCTTATTTGCAGTGCTGCTACGAAGATGCTTGTACGTGGCCATGCCTTAACTCCCTGCGGGACGGCGTTACTGGCCAAGTCTAGTATTCACCTTCATCGATCTCGAATTCATATTCAGCGAGTGTTTCCGTGATCGTTTTGAACTCCACGTAGTAATCGACATTGCTGACTTTTACAAGCAGCTCACCCGGTGTGCCTCCTCTGGGCAGGTTTTCGCCGTTGTAATTAAAGCCGGACATGCCACTGCTCAGTAGGTGCCTTCATCAACAGTGCCAATAGTCATGGCACCGGTTGAGTTGTTGACCTCGATTTCGGTGGTTTCGAGGACGATGCCTAGCGTTGATGCTGTGGCGATTTGCACGCGGCCCCACAGTGTGGTCAACGCAGCTTCGGCGTCTGCCACGCCGGTCATGGCTGGCGTTAGAGCGGCACCGTTAAATGTGACGTCGCCCGCATCAATGACGCTGATGCCTGCGCCCACGATGTTGACGTGACTCCACGTCGTGCCAGAGCCAGGGCTCAAAATCCAGTCACCGACGTCCAGCGAAACTGCAGGAGCCGGCGCGGTACCAGTGCCTGTTGTTGTGACCAGTAAGTAGAGACCAGAACTTGCAGCGGTTGGAGCAACTAGTGCAGAACCGACAGTCAGACCTGCCGATGCGCCATAGGTATTGAGGCTGGCGATCGTGTTGGTGTTGGCGTTGTAGGTACCACCAAAACGAAGGTTGGCTTGCGCGCCGAACTCGTTGTTGAGGGGAAGGTAGTAGCCCTGCGCTGGGGAAACCTGGCCGACCCAGACGTAAGCGGTGCGGTCGGTCGGGTTGATCCAGAGCTGGCCCGCAAACTCAGGAACTGGCTGGCTGCTACTGACTTGCGCGATGCCGTAGTCGGCAAGCTGTTCTGCCGTGACGCTATTGGCAGCAAGCCGTGCTGCTGCAAACGTACCAGTCGTAATTTTGCTGGCGTCTAGCTCGGGGATGTCAGTTGCGGACAGTGCCAGTGCAGCAACAATGTGGCCTTGGCTGTCGTAAGTGACCTTGGCAGCGCTTGCCGGGGTGATCGAGTTGTTGTGATTGAGTGTTCCAGCGCCGTCGACGCCGAGGCCGGAGCCGGGCTTGACGACACCGATACTGCTAGCCGTAGCGACTGGAACGTCAGCCGCGATAATTTGCCGGCCGCCAGTGACCAGACCCTTGGCGTTGTACTGGACGACGTGATAATTGCTGGCTTCGGCGGTGACCGTGTTGTTGATGACAACGGTGTCGCCGCTCATCGTCAGGCCGTTGCCATTGACAACAACAGCACCTTTGGCGCTGGTAGTTGCTGTAGGGAGATCGCCTGCTGCAATCGTGCGGTAGGTGACTGCACCAGCTCCGGCAGTTGGACCGGCTAGAAATTGGGCGGCAGCACTGGTGTTATCCAGTGTCGTGTTGATTGTTACGCTGTCTCCCGTTGTAGTCACTGTGACGTTGACAACGCCAGTTGTGCCACCAATAACAGTATTAATTGAGCCTGCAGCCTTAATGCTGACCCAGCTCGAGCCGTTCCAGCAGTAGATCTTGCTGTCATCGGTGTCGAGCGCGATCTGACCGACGAAGGCGCCAGAGGCCGGAAGCGTCGTGACGAGATCGACGCTGGATTCGTCAGCGAGTTTGGCGGCTGTTACAGCATCGGCAGCAAGCTGCAACGTGTCAACAGCGCCATCTTCCAGCGCAGTGCCTGCAATCTCGGCAGTGCCGAACAGAATCTTGGCGCCAGGGATGGTGGCGTCAGCGATCAGCGTGACCGCTTTGCCGGTAAAGTTAGTAACGGTAATTTTTTTGGTTTCACTAGCGCTGATATCAGCGACTGCCAGAAAGTCACCTGCAGCCAGGTCACCGCTGGAGAGCGCTGCTAATTCGGTGATCCTGAGGTCTGCCATGGTGATGTGCGGCTATAAGTGCTGGTAGGCATGGCCTGACACCAGTTTAGTGTCAGTCGGATTGCTCCAAAAGCAAGAATGATGTGCCATCTTGCTCAAGCTTGAATTTATCTCCAGATTCTTGGAGCAAGTATTCGGTTGTGCGTGTCTTGGCGCGCAGCCTGATAGGACCAGTTGCAACGAAATCGACAGAACTGACGATGATATTGCCCGATGCAAAGCTTGTAGCGCTAGAGGTGATCAAGCCATCGAACTCCCACCACAATGCGTCATTAATTTGAGCGGAATCAAACGAACCACCGGACGCGCGTGTACCCGCAGATTTAATGAAAAATTTTGCGTGAAATGATGAACCAACCTCTGTGCGCAATACAAGCTGCATCAGATAGTTGACCGGCTCTGTATTGCCTTCTTTTACGTAATCCCATTGAGCGGTTAAGCGACCGCTGCCAGTGATCAGGCTGCTGTATTGCTGCCTGTATTCATCGCTCAATGCAGTGACATCGACCGTTTCTCGCGTTGTATTAATTTCATAGTCAGACACACACCCCAGCAATCTGGCATCACGGTTACGCACCGTAACTCTGATTGGAATATTGCGAGCAATTGCATTGAGGGCCACGAGGCCGGTACTAGCACCCTCAAGGCTGTCATCAAAGTTTGTGTACAGACGAATACCGCCTAGCTCATCAATAAATGCGTACCAATTTCCACTTGGCTGAACAGTATTATTCGCCCATCCACTTGCGGCGACGAAATCAAGATTCGTGCCATCTGTTGTGGCAATCTCAACTAGGTCACCACTGATTAAATAACTAGGGTCAAAATCAAAGCTAAATCGATCGCGAGCGGCATTGACGTCTGACGGATTGACCACAGACTCTTTGCTGCCTTCAAGCGACAGGCGAGTCAGCTCAATATTGCCGACATTGCCGAGGTAGATGCCCATCAGATTGTCACCGCCGTGAGTGCGCCAGTGGCTTGGAAGCTGATTTGGGCAGAGCTGACTTCACCCACGCTGGCACCAAACGAGACGCTGGTGATGTAAGCAGTCAGTTGCACGTCGCTGTTTGTGTTGCCATCCGCCAAACGCAGACGCATTGTGACGGTATCGCTGCTGGATACGCCAGCAACACGCAGCACTCTCTTCAAAGCTGTGGCGGCGTCGTTGCGGCCTGCGTCGTCTTTGTAGTACAGCAGTGTGGCGCTGCCGTTGAATTCTTGGACGCCTGGCGCGTAACTGCGTTGTGATTCGCCAAGCGTGGTGGTTTCCAGCACTTCAAGAGAGCCAGTCAAGGTCCAGTTACTGACCTTGATCTGCTCGGTGCCGT